TGTACGATTAAGATATTTTGATACTCTAATTACAAGTAAAACTTCCACACAAAATAACATATACACTGTTAACATAGATGAAAAGAGTTTAGAACAGTATGGTCAATGGCCATTTCCAAGAGACGTATATGGTAATATCATTAAAGACTTATACAATCATAAAGCAGGTCTAGTAGTATTCAACGTATTAATGCCTGAACCAGACCGTAATGGTAAAGATGCTGTGTTGGCAGAAGTAATGAAAAACCATCCTGTTGTATTAAGTAATGTGCCAGCACAACAAACAAAGAATGAACCTAAAGTACCAGGTTCGGCAGTATTAGGGCCAGAACATCTTAATACTATTGTAAGATATCCTGGTATGATTGCCAATATACCTTTATTAGAAAATTCAGCAGTAGGTGTAGGTACGACCAATACATTCCCAGAAATAGACGGTGTTAACAGAAGATTACCATTAATAGTTTCTGTAGATGGTAAACTATATCCAAATCTAGTTATGGAAACATTAAGAGTTGCAACAAACAATTCAACGTTTCAAGTTAAGTTAAACGCAAATGGTGTAGAGAAGATGAGATTGCCTGGCGACATAGGTATCATAGATACAGATTCATTAGGTAGAATATGGATAGATTGGAGTCAAAAGAATCAATCAGTATCATTAAGTAATTTACCAGAAGATTTTAAAGGTTCAATAGTTATAGTAGGCACATCTGCCGCAGGTATAGGCAATCCAGTAGCTACAGCAATAGGGCCAGTTTGGCCACAAGACTTACAGGCCGCAGTAATAGGTACAATGGTTAATAAAGTTAATATTAAAAGGCCTGATTGGGCAGAAGGCGCTGAAGTAATAAGTTTAGTAATACTATCTTTATTGTTATTAATATTAAGTAGATGGGTTTATGTAGGTATAGTAACAGGTGTTGTTATGATCGTTACAATAGTTCCTTTGTGTAACTATTTTTATTTACACAATCTTTGGTTATTAGATGCTACTTTAATTATTGTAGGATTAGTTCTTGTAATGTTACACGCATATGGTATAAAATTCATTAGTGAATATTTACAGAAACAACAAATCAAAAAACAATTTGAACATTACTTAGAACCTAAAATGGTTAAAAGGTTACAAGAGAATCCTGAACTATTAAAACTAGGTGGTGAAACAAAAGAATTAACATTTTTATTTTCTGATATAAGAGGATTTACTCCTATATCTGAGAAGTTTCAAACCGATCCACAAGGGTTAACAAAATTAATTAATAAGTTTTTAACACCAATGACTGAGATTATAATGAAGAATGGTGGAACAATAGATAAGTATATGGGAGATTGTATCATGGCATTTTGGAACGCACCATTAGATTGCCCAAATCATAGAGAGATGGCAATTAAGTCAGCATTAGAGATGGAAGAAAAACTTAAAGAATTAAATGGCTCTGGTGAATTTGGAGATAAACTAAATATAGGTATTGGTATTAACTCAGGAAAGGCCGTAGTAGGCAATATGGGTAGTAATCAACGATTTGATTATTCAGTACTTGGAGACTCCGTAAATCTAGCAAGTAGATTAGAAGGGGTTAGTAAGAACTACAACACAACGATTGTTGTTGGAGAAGATACATTCAATCATGTATCTGATAAATTCAATTTTTCAAAATTAGATGAAGTACAAGTAAAAGGTAAATCTAATAAAGTAGCAATCTATTCAGTAACAAAAAAGGAGGATCAAATAATAAACTAATAATTTATATAATATAAACTAAAACGGGAGGTAACAGTGAACAGACTACACCAACGTAAACTAGTAAAAGTATTAAAAAGAATAATTAGAGAAGATAATAGAACAAGATATTATCTATTAAATGAAAAATGGTTACTAATAAGAAAACAAAAAGATAGAAGAAGAAGAAAGACACTCAAAAGATTGTGGAGAATTAAACGATTAATATTGATGAGATCAGGAATACTTCCATTGAGTGCGTCATTTAACTAAATAATAGTACAGCATAATATAGACAAAGTGTTATACAACAACTAAGTAATATATTTTAGTGCTGAATAAAAACATCTCCTAGAGAGATAGAAAAAATATGGACAACGATAACTTAGATTTAAGAGTAGAATTGGAAGGTATTAAAAAAGACCTTGAAAACGCTAGTAGCATTAATACCCGTTTAGATACGGCTATTGAGAAATTGACCGACGTTTCATCTTCTATTAAATCTATGTTGGCCGTACATGAAGAAAAGATCGAAAGACAAGAAAAGACAGACGCAATTATATTTGAAAAGATAAAAGATAGAGCGGAAGAAATCGATAGTGTCTATAGAGAATTACAAAGAGAAATTGGTCAAGTTGAAAGACGTTTACTCATAGAGATAAAAGCATTACGAAATGATATAGGCAGTAGAGTTAGTATGCTTGAAAAGGCCAGATGGATTCTTTTAGGTGCGGCCATTGTAGTTATATTTTTAATAACAAAAGATTTCAATAAACTATTAGGTATATTCGGTTAATAAAATAGGTTGACAAACAACACAAACTATAGTATATTAGTTCTTGTGTTATGTCATCTTATATTGATTTAAAATTTATTAATTTATTATCGTCCAGGTTGAGTAAGTTCAAAAGAAAGAACGATAATCTATTTAATTTCAGATGTCCCCATTGTGGAGATTCCCAAAAAAATAAAAGTAAAGCAAGAGCATATTTTTATAGAGTTAAAAATGATATGTTCTTTAAATGTCATAACTGTAGTATGGGCCAAAATCTGGCCAATTTTATTAAGTTTATAGATCCTAAATTACATGATGAGTTTATATTGGAAAGATATAAAGGATCAGCACCATCAACACCCAAACCAAATTTTGATTTCAAACCACCAGTGTTTAAAGAGATTAATATTATAGAAGAATTGCCTACAATATCAGAATTGCCAGATGGCCATCCAGCCAAAAAATATATTATTAAAAGAAAAATACCAGATAAGTTCTTTGATATACTTTATTATACAAATGAATTTATGTCTTTAGTTAATAAGATTAAACCAAATACTTTTACAAACTTTAAAGGTGAGCATCCAAGATTAATAATACCTTTCTATGATACAACTGGCAATTTATTTACAATCCAAGGTAGAGCTTTTGGTAAAGAACAACCAAAATATTTAACAATAAAGCTTGACGAAACTAAACAAAAGGTATATGGTTTAGAAAGAGTAAATTTTCAAAAACATATTTACATTACCGAAGGACCAATTGATAGTTTGTTTATAGATAATTGTTTAGCGGCCGCAGGCGCTGACTTAATATTAAAAGTTAGTCCAGAAAATGTAACATATATTTTTGATAATGAACCTAGAAATAAAGAAATAGTGAAACGTATGTATAAGATGATTGATAAAAATTATAATATTTTTATATGGCCAGAATCAATACAATCAAAAGATATCAATGATTTAATCATATCAGGAAGATTAATTGATGAGGTTAAAAGTATTATAAGTAATAACACATATAATAAGTTATCAGCATTAACTAGATTAAATACTTGGAAGAAGTGTAACATATGACAATTGAAAAGATTTTAGTACAGAAAAGAAATTCCAGAGAAAAAGAACCTCTTAATATTGAAAAGATACACCAGATGGTGGAGTTTGCCTGTGAAGATATATCAGGTGTTTCGGCATCACAAGTTGAGATGAAATCTGGTTTACAATTTTATGATGGCATATCTACAGATGAGATACAACAGATTCTTATTAAGTCAGCTTCAGATTTAATTTCATTAGAAACTCCTAATTATCAATACGTTGCTGCTAGATTATTATTATTCAGTTTAAGAAAAAGTATTTTTAGAAAACTTTGGGATCATCCACATTTATATGATCACACAAAAAAATGTGTAGATAAGAAAGTTTACGATCCAGAAATTTTAAAGTGGTACGACAAATCAGAATTTGATCGTATGAATATGTGGATAGATCATACAAGAGATTACAATTTTACATACGCTGGTTTAAGACAAGTAATAGACAAGTACCTAGTACAAGATAGAAGTTCAGGTGAAATATATGAAACTCCGCAGTTTATGTATATGATGATATCGGCAACGATATTTTCAAAATACTCAAAAGAAAAAAGGATGACTTATGTTAAAAAGTATTACGATGCTATTTCAAGGTTTAAAATTAATATCCCAACTCCTGTTATGGCTGGTGTGCGTACTCCTGTTAAGCAGTATGCTAGTTGTGTGCTTGTTGATATTGACGATACTCTTCCTAGTATTTTTAGCGGTGATATGGCTATTGGTAGGTATATTGCACAACGTGCCGGCATCGGTATTAACGCTGGGCGTATAAGAGGAATAAATTCACGTATTAGAGGTGGAGAAGTTCAACACACTGGTGTTATTCCATTTCTTAAAAAGTTTGAAGCAACAGTTAAATGTTGTACACAAAATGGTGTAAGAGGCGGCTCAGCAACAGTTCATTTTCCAATATGGCACCAAGAGATATCAGATATATTAGTTCTTAAAAACAATAAAGGCACAGAAGATAATAGAGTAAGAAAATTAGATTATTCAATTCAACTGTCCAAATTATTTTATCAGAGATTTATTGATGATGAACAAATAACTTTATTTTCGCCACATGATGTTCCTGATTTATATGAATCATGGGGAACTAATAAATTTGATAAACTATATGAAGAATATGAAAAGAAAACTTCTATTAGAAAGAAAAAAATATCAGCGCAAGAATTAATACAAAGTTTATTAAAAGAAAGAGCAGAAACAGGCCGTATCTATATTATGAATATAGATCACTGTAATACTCATTCATCATTTAAAGATACAATTACAATGTCAAACCTTTGTCAAGAGATTACATTACCAACTAAACCACTTCAACATATAGATGGTGATGGAGAGATAGCATTATGTATATTATCAGCAATTAATTTAGGAATATTAAGAGACTTAGATGAATTAGAATCGCTATGTGATCTATCAGTAAGATCATTAGACGAAATTATAGATCACCAAGAATATCCAGTTAAGGCCGCAGAGATATCAACAAAGGCCAGAAGAAGTTTAGGTATTGGTTATATTGGTTTAGCACATTATCTAGCAAGAAATAAAGTAATGTATAGTGAAAAAGCTTCTTGGAAATTAGTAGATGAATTAACAGAAGCATTCCAATACTATCTTTTAAAAGCGAGTAATGAATTAGCAAAAGAAAAAGGCAAATGCGAATACTTTAATAGAACAAAATATTCCGATGGTATCTTACCAATTGATACCTACAAAAAAGAGGTGGATGAAATAGTAACCAGAAAACTATCATTTAATTGGGAGAAATTGAGGAAGGATATTGTTGAGACCGGCCTCCGACATAGCACACTCTCGGCTCAAATGCCATCGGAATCTTCAAGTGTAGTATCTAATGAAACAAATGGTATAGAACCACCTAGAGATTACTTGTCAATTAAGAAGTCTAAAAAGGGGCCATTAAAACAAGTAGTGCCTAATTATAACCAGTTAAAGAATTTTTATACCTTACTTTGGGATATGAAATCAAATGAAGGATATATAAACATAGTAGCCGTAATGCAAAAGTATTTTGATCAAGCCATTAGTGGTAATTGGTCATATAATCCTGAGAATTACGACACAGGACAAGTACCTTTATCTGAAATGATAAACGACCTATTAACCACATATAAGTATGGTTGGAAGACTTCCTATTATCAAAATACATATGATGGTAAGAAAGATGAAGATGAACCGGCACATTCAATAGGTTTTAAAGATAACGTGCCAGAAACAACACCAGCAATTGATGATGACGATTGTGAGTCTTGTAAAATATAATGGAGAAAAATGAGTAGATCGGTATTTAATAAAGCAAAAGGTTTAGATTTTACCAAAGCAAGCATGTTCTTTGGTGACGATTTGGCCGTTCAAAGGTATGATACATTTAAGTATCCTATTTTTGATAAGTTAACACAACAACAGTTAGGTTTCTTTTGGAGACCAGAAGAAGTATCATTACAAAAAGATCGTAACGATTATCTCGATTTAAGACCAGAACAAAAAAACATATTCACATCTAATTTAAAATACCAAACAATGTTAGACAGTGTACAAGGCCGTGGACCTTGTTTGGCATTTTTACCGTTTTGTTCTTTACCAGAATTAGAAGGTTGTATTGTAACTTGGGATTTTATGGAAACAATACACAGTAGATCATACACCTATATCATTAAAAATCTTTATGCTAATCCTGGAGAAATCTTTGATACTATTATAGAAGATAAAAAAATAGAAGAAAGAGCAGAATCGGTAACTAGATGTTATGATGAGTTAATAGAAATGGGTTACAAATATCAATTAACACCAGATAAAGTAGATGAATACGAATTAAAGAAAAGATTATGGAAGGCTTTAATAACAGTAAACATATTAGAAGGATTGAGATTTTATGTATCGTTTGCTTGTAGTTTTGCTTTTGGTGAATTAAAACTATTAGAAGGATCAGCTAAGATTATATCTTTTATTGCTAGAGATGAAAGTCAACATCTTGCCGTATCACAAAGAATAATTAATAACTATAAAGATGTAGAAAACGATAAAGTAATGTTAAAGATTATTAAAGATACAGAAAAAGAAGTTTACAAAATGTATGATGATGCTGTTGCTTCTGAAAAACAATGGGCAACTTATCTATTCTCACAAGGTTCTATGATAGGATTATCAGAAAAACTTTTACACCAATTTGTTGAGTATATGGCCAATAGACGTATGAAGGCTATAGGATTGGATCCTATATATGATACAAAGATAAATCCATTACCATGGGTAGATCATTGGTTGAATAGTAAAGGCCAACAAAATGCTCCACAAGAAACAGAAATAGAAAGTTATGTTATTGGTGGAATTAAACAAGACGTGAAAAAAGACCAATTTAAAAAATTTAAATTATAAGAAAGGAAATATGGCTAAAAAAATATTAATAATGGGGTTACCTGGTTCAGGCAAGAGTTATCTAGCAGATAAACTAGTATCAAAAATTGATGCTGTTTGGTTAAATGCGGATAGAGTTAGAGAAGAAGCTAATGATTGGGATTTTTCTGTAGAAGGAAGACAAAGACAAGCTAAACGTATGAACGATTTAGCTCAAAAAGCATTAAATGAAAATAAAAATGTTGTTGCTGATTTTGTTTGTCCTACAGTAAAAACTAGAAAAGATTTTGGAGCCGACTATACAGTATGGGTAGATACAATAAAAGAAGGTCGGTTTGAAGATACCAATAAAGTTTTTGAAAAACCTGATGAATACGATTTTAGAGTACCTACTCAAAATGCTGAATTGTGGTCTATAAGAATAGCTGATGAAATAATTCCTTATGTGTGGGATAATCGTAAACCAACAGCACAAATGTTGGGTAGATGGCAACCATGGCATGAAGGACACCAATCACTATTTGAAGAAATAATTAAAAAAACAGGACAAGTTAATATACAAGTAAGAGATGTACAAGGTGTTGGCGATAATCCTTTTGATTTTGAAACTGTTAAAAACAATATAGAACAAGCTTTAATTCCATATAAAAATAGAATTAAAATTACGTTAGTTCCGAATATAACAAATATATGTTATGGTAGAGGTGTAGGTTATAAAATAGAAGAAATCGTATTACCAGAAAATATACAAAAAATATCGGCAACAGATATTAGAAAAAAAATGAGAGAAGAAGGAAAATTATAGTGATTACTAAACAAACAAAAACTTGTCCTCACTGTGAGACTAAATATGTAATAGCGTGGGATTATGAAAAGTATGAAATGAATCCAATTACATGTCCATTTTGTAGCCACGAGATAGATGAGGAAACAAGTGAAACAGATAACGATAGTTGGGATTGATTTTAGTTTAAACTCGCCAGCAATTTGTGTAAGTAACGGTAGTTTTAAATTTGAAGATTGTAAATTTTTTTACTTAACAAGTAAGAAGAAACATATTGGTAATATGATGAAGAATATATTAGGTACAGAACATACAGAATATAAAAATCCTATAGAACGATTTGCCAATTTATCTACTTGGGCATTATCAATTATAGACAAATTAACAGATCCAAAAATTTTTATAGAAGGATATTCTTTTGGTAGCAAAGGTCAGGCCGTATTTCAAATAGCTGAAAACGGTGGCATATTGAAGTATAGATTGAAACAATATGATTATAAGATATTAGTACCAAGTGTTATTAAGAAATTTGCCACAGGTAAAGGTAACGCAGATAAACAAAAGATGTATGAACAATTTACCACTGATACAGGTACAAACATGATGAAAACATTTGATATACCTACACTGAATAATCCAATAACAGATATAATAGATGCTTATTATATAGCAAAAGCAGGACATAGCACATTATGATAAACGTTTGTTGTGTATTTTATGGTGACAAATATAGTAGTGATTATGTTCAAAGATTATATAATATGGTTCAAAGACATTTAACAATACCTCATAAATTTTATTGTTTTACTGATCATACTAATTTATTTGATAAAGTATATGGAAATATTATCTATAAACCTTTTAATAAAAAAGACCTATTAGGCTGGTGGAATAAATTACAATTATTTAATCCTGAAGAACTTGAAGGAATAAATCTCTATTTAGATTTAGACATTGTTATTACAAAAAATATTGATTGTTTTGCAACTTATGGAGATGATAATTCTTTTTGTATATTAAATGATTTTGAACCTAAAGTAAAAGAATACAATTCAAGCATTATGAAATTTAATAATAAGACGGCTTCAATTATATGGAAAGAATATATGGATAAACATTTTTCTATACTACATATAAAGTTTGATGACGATATAGCATCTATTATATACAAAGAATACAGAGAAAAATTTTCAAATCTTAAATATTATTTTAGTGATCAACAGGTTATAACAGATGTAATGTATGATAGACCTGAATTGAAATTATTTCCAAATGAATGGTCATTTTCTTATAAATGGTATAGTAGAGAAAATCCAAGATTTCATATCTTAGAACAAAACTATGAAGAAGATAAGAACGCAAAGATAGCTGTTTTTCATGGCAGGCCAAATCCTCACGAGTCAGAACAAGAGTGGGTTAAAAAACATTGGAGATAATTCGTTCATTACCTTCATTAGAACAAAACGTGAACCATTATATTAATAAGTTATTGAATTTAACTACTTATTTCTTTTAAAAAACTTAAAATAACGCTTGTATTATACGTTTCAATATGTTATATTATATGTATAAACATTGAAATAAAGGACTATATTATGAAAACTAAAGATTACGCAGTAGAAGTCGCTGAAAAACAAGTTAACGCTATTAAACACATGTTATTCAATAAACAAATAACACAATTACAAGCAGCGGAAATGTTAAGTAAAATTCAAAATATTGAATTGATTACAAATATGGATTATGATGATATTGCCTACGAGTGGGTAATGGAAAGTAGAGGTTAATTATGATATATTTAAATAAAAATGACATTGGTAAAAATGTTTATAGAGTTGTACAAGATTACGTTGTACAAGTTGCTTACTATGTAAAAGCTAAAAATGCTGATGAAGCCAGAGATATTTCTTTAGAATATGGTGGTATTAACAGTGATTATATTAAACATGCTATCAAAGTAGATTCAGAACAATTAGAATTGGATTATTACGACACAGGTTATGATAATCAAACTGAAGAAATGTTAGGCAAAGTTATAATAGACACAAACGATCAAGACGAAGTAGAGCTTGACAAATACGCTACAGAAGGAGTATAATATAATAATAAGGAGATTATATAATGACAAACATTGAACTAATACAAATAGAAATACTTAATCAAATTATAAGAGAAATTGATAACGAAGATCCAGAAGCAGCTAGAGTTATTGCTGTTAAGTTTAGAGATACATTACAAGAAGATGTGGATAAAGCAGAATCGGATATTGATATACAATTACAATTAGAAACTGAAAGTAAATACGGTAAATAATATGTGTGATAGAACTATAAAAATGAGAAAAGGATCAGTCTTAAATGTTAATTCTAATACCAATTCAATAGAGTTTACAGTAAAAGGTATTGATACAAAAAAATTTGGTAGACATACTGATAATTTACCACCAGACGTTAAAAACCAAATGGAATGGGTTAAAAAAGAAACAGAAACAAATGTTAACAAATAAACAAAAATTAGAACTGGCCATGACACAATACCGTAAATGGTTAAAGTCATTAGGTTTAAAGTTAAATAATAAAGGTAGAGTAATTAGTAACCATAAAGGTTTTGATATACCTGATTACAAAACAAAAGATTCTATACCAACAAGTGATAGGATAGTCGGTGATACATATAAGCGCATATATGCTACAAAATTGCCAGCTGGTAAAACAATAGGTATTGCTTACAACAAAGGCGCATATCAGGTTGTAGATAGTACAGACTTTAAAACTATGGGAAGAAAAATATGACAAATAAAGACTTGTTTAAAGACGTAGATAAGAAAAAAAGAAATAAAAAAACTGTAGATGGGTATTACTTTGATGGTAAAAAATCATATACATTATACAAAGATGAGAATGGTAAAACTTCAATGAAAACAAAAGGTAAAAAATGATTTGGTTTATTTTAGGATTAATTGTAGGCGTATGGATAGGATGGAAATACGAACACGTGGTAAATGACGTTATTGAGTCATATTTTAAATAGCTATATAAATCAATAACTTGAAGTCATTGTTTTTAAATACTTATTTCTTTGATTTTAGGCTTGTAATTGACACAAAAAAGTATTACCTTATACAGGACGACTAACTTAACTAAAAATATATATTATGATAACATATGATAAAGATACTCTCTTTAGAGAGTTTAAAGACGCCAAAGCAAAAGATGTTGCTTTGTCAACAAGAAAGAAATTAGAAGATAAAGAAGTTGATATCTATACAAATAGAATACAATTTTTTAAAGATCATATCAAAAATAAATCAGTACATCCTAAAGTTTATGAAAATTTAGATATTAATTTTAATGAACTATTAACTGCTTATGAAAGCGAATCTCCTAGAGATTATTTTTATATGTCAGTATTTGGTAAATCATATCAACAAAAAATGTGGGAAGAAGAAGCTGAATTAGATAATGAAAAGCTTGCGAATATTTAGTTTAATCTTAATTTTGTTTGTTGTTAATCAGTGTGCTAATAATCGTAGTTACACTGGCGCCACTCTTGGCGCAGTAACTACGACAGCCGCTTGTTTACAATTTACAGATAACCCTATTGTTGCTGCTACATGTGCTGTTGGTGGTGCTTTAGTCGGTGCTGATATAATGTATAAATCAGATTATGATGTTCATAACGCTGTATTTGTAGATCATTTAAACAAAGGTACTTCATCATCTTATACAAATTGGCATAATGAAGCTACCAATAATTCAGGTAGCATAAAAACATATTCAACTTATATGGAGGGCCCCATCAAGTGTAAAGATTATGAATCAACTGTAGATATTACAAATCAATGGCCATTAATTGGTATTGGTGGTATAAACAGAAAAGTGGTATTTGGTACGGCTTGTCAACAACCCGATGGACGTTGGGTAGAAAGAGATAGTAATGGACGAACAAATTAAATTATTAAAAGAAAGAGAAAAAGTAATAATAGATGAATTGGAGTTTAGTCCTCTAAGAAGTTTAGAAAATGAACTTTACGAAATAAGAGATACATTAAGTAAACTTGAAAACAAAGAACCATTAATTTATAATGAATATGATACTTACAAAAAAGATTTTTCACCAAACGTAATAAAATATGATTCAGAATAATAACAATAAAGGAAAACAACCTATAATAATACCATCTGAAAAAAGTGTTGTGGTATTTTTTATAGTTGTATTAATAATAGTGTTATGTGGTATATTACAATTCAAAAATTAACAATCAAATATTTAATTATGACTGGTCAATTTTTAAAACCTTATGTAATAGAGTTATTTGATACATTATTATATATGATAAGAGGTCTTATTTCTTTTATTATATCATTATTACCTAAACAACAATTAGTATATTCTTGGAGATTAAAAAGAGTGGTGCCTAATGTAAGAAAGTATTTTTTAGTAATATTGTTAATTTATTTTGTTTTACATGTAGGTATTTCAAAAGTAAGAGCAAACGAAAAGTTTGTTATGCCTAAAGTTGAAATGACTGAAGAAGAAAAAGGACACGATAACGCTTTATATAAAAAAGTGGTAAAAGATATAGATGATTTGAACAATAAACAGACCTATGAATTAAGTAGAACTATTACACCAAAAGAAAGTGCTAATCAAAACTGTTATGTATCAATAAAGATTACACAAGAAGGAAATAGTGTTGTTAAAAAAGAAATTTTGGAGTGTGCTGACGGTAGAAAGGGTTTAATTACGCCGGGCTATTGGGAATTATTCGCACAATTCTATTATAAAGATGTATCGGTTCCAGAATATTGCCGATATTATAGTAGACCAGATCACGCCTTTAAGTCGTTCGGAAAGACGTGCCTAAACAAGGACGGTGAATGGAGAGTACAATAATGTTTAAAAACATTATAATAGCTACACTTTTATACATGTTAGTATTTAACGTGTCTTTTAAAGACTTTTTTAAAACAATTAGAAAAGGACTTGACAAAGCTGAAGAAATAGTATATGATGTAAATAGGAGTGTGAAATAATATGATGATAAGACTAATGACGATCACAATACTTGGCATGTTGCTAGGTGCTTGTGCTAATACTGGCCTAAACCAGAACTATGAAATTAAAGCAGAAAAAGATAATACATTAACAGTTATCCCTGCTTGGTACGTTAATCAAATTAAACAAAAAGAAGTTTGTAACTTAAATTCTATTGAATCTAAAGGCACAGACAAACAATGTTTATTTGGTACAGGTACCGCTGTATCGCCAGACTTAAATCTCGCAATTGAGAAAGCAAAGATGTTAGCTAAAGCTGATATTGCTGACGTTATCAAAGGCGAAATGAATAAACAATCTAAACAGTTTATAACTGAATTAGGTAAAACAGAACAAAAAACTGTAGTATCACAAGTAGAGTCTACCTTAGTTAACGTAATACAAAATACACCTGTTAGAGGATATGAAGTATTTGCTACCGAGGTATCAACTACAAATCAAGGTTACTATAGAGCATGGGTTGGTTTAAAACTTCCTTTAGGCGAATATAATAAGATGTATCACTACAATATTGAAGAAGTAGCGAACTCTTATAAACTAAAAGAGAAGGCTGATCAAGCGTTCAAAGAAACTGTTAAGAACATTGAAAATAAAGCTAACTAATGAATGATATATCTAACATTTTAGTATATTCTAAGAATAATTGTGGATATTGTGTTAAGGCTAAGTTGTTATTAAATAACCTTGGCCTTACATACACAGAAAAGAAGTTTGAAGATTTCATTTCAACTGAAAAATTATTTGAAGAAATAGGTAAAACTGTTAGATCAATGCCACAAATTAAGATTAATGGTGAATTAATAGGTGGTTATAATCAATTGGTTGAATACTTACACGATAAAGGTTTAGTTAATTTTGAAGGTAAGATTTCAAAATGAGTGATAGAGATAAAATAATTTTATTTCCAACAGAAAGAATTGTTAATAAACAAACAGCAAAACAAGATCCAAAAGCAACTGAAAAAGTAAGAACTGATAGAACAAAAGAATTTGTAGAAGGAAATGTTGACGAGATAGCTATGAATATGTTGAGAAAATTTGTGGAGATGTCCATGAAAACAGAAGGCCAAGCTTTTACAAAAGATTTAGCATTACTTGTAGATATTATGAGAGGTACAATTTATAGAGATTTTGATGTAGAACATCCATCACAAAAACTTGCTGACAAAATAGTGGATGTAAAGATGTCAAGATTTGGGCCACAAGCGGTTATTGATTATAATAGAGTAATGCCTGAAATTAAACATAAACCACACAAACCCTTTAATAAAGATATTAAAGACGAAATCAAATTACAAAATGATGGTTGGACAGACTTTGAAACAGATTTTGATTTACCGGAAGATACAGATGACAGGTAAATTATACGAAATTCCCTATGGAATCGCCTTCGCAGGTTGTAAAATAGCAATTAAAAACAAGGAGAAAATATAATGTTTAAAACATTAAAGAATCTAGTTGTTACAAAAACAACTAAAAAAGCTTCTTCTACAAGTGGTAGAAAAGCTTTATCAAAAAAAGCAAAAGTGCTAAACCTTTTATCTAAAGGTGAGAATATCGCTTGGAAAACTTTAAGATCAAGATTTGATCTTGAATCACCAAGAGCTATGATCGATACTTTAAGATCAGAAGGATATATGATTTACGGTAACAAAGTTGCTGGTAAAACATATTACAGACTTGGTACACCAACAAGAGCAATTATTGCTGCTGGTATACAAGCTTTATACGGAACACCATTCAAATATTCTAATCACAAAGTAAGTATTAGAAAATCTGAACTTGCTCCAATTAATGCGTAGTTAGTTACTAATGGAGGCGAGAAATATATAATGCTCTCCTCCTTTTAAAGGAGATTTATGGCATACGAATTAAAAAGAAAATTTAAAGAAGGATTATTAGTAGAAAGAAAAATATCATCATTATCAAATAGAGAACCTTATTCAAAAGAAATTAATGAAGAATATGGTGAGGGTGGCGGTTTAAATGCTGGTTACAATGTAGTTGAAGCGGTTGCTAAGTACGCTAATGAACAAGGTAAAAAAGGTAAAGAATACGGAAAAGATTTTATATTTAAAACTACCAGTTACAATGAAGTAATGGGAGATGAAACGATAATTTTTGAACACAAAATATAATGATATTAATTGATCTCAATCAAGTATTAATATCCAATCTAATGGCTCAGACAAGAGGCAAGGCTGAGAACTTACCTAATAAAGAAATGGTAAGATATATGGTCATTAATTCTTTAAGAGGTTTTATTTTAAAATTTAAACAACAATATGGTAATAATATTATATTGTGTGCTGACGCTGGCGATCCTTGGCGTAGAGACATTTACCCTAATTATAAACATGCTCGTAGAAAAGGCCGTGTAGATTCTGCCACAGATTGGGATAATATATTTAAACTTATTACAGAAATTAAAAATGAAATTGCCGAAAACTTTCCTTATATAATGATGTATGTAGAAAAGGCCGAGGCAGATGATATAATAGCAACACTCGTAAAACATACAGATGAACCTATTATGATTATCAGTGGTGATAAAGACTTTATACAATTACAAACAAAAGTTAATGTTAAACAATATAGTCCTATACAAAAGGTATTTGTTGGTGAGGGTATAGACGCTAAGAACTTTTTACATGAACAGATTATAAAAGGAGACCGTTCAGATGGTATTCCTAATATATTAAGTCCGGATGATATCTTTTTAACAGGTGAGAAACAAAGACCTATTAATAAGAAACGACTTGAAGAATGGGCCAACGTTAGTAGTATACCTCTTGGCAGCGAAACAAGTAAATATTACGAGAGAAATAAGAGATTAATAGACCTTTCTTGTATACCACAAGAACTAGAGGAAACTATTATAAATAAGTATAAGAACTATAAAGTACCTAACAGGTCCAAACTGTTACCTTATTTTATAGAACACAAACTAAAATCATTAATGACAAACATTGGTGATTTTTAATATTCGAATATTGGAGTGAATAATTATGGCAGAAACAGAACAAGCTAGACACTCTAGCTTAATGAGTAAAAAAGGAATGGCAGCAACGGCT